GTTTCCACCAGCATTACTAATACGTGGTCTAAAATCAACCGCTGCTCTTAATTCTATATCACCTAATTTAGGAATAAGTGAATAATCTACTTGACCTGTATATGAATCAACTGAGAAGAAATCACCTGACGAATGTGAGAAGTATTTAAATTTAACATCAAGTGCTACAGCCGCTGTGTAGTTAGATGTTGTCTTAAGTTTAATACGACCAATATCGTAGTAATCATCTCGTTGTCCGTTATCTATTTCAAAGTGAGATGTGACATCAGCAGAACCTGAATTTTCCGTAACACTAACTAAACTATATATATCAGCATATCCAAGCGCTTGGCCTGTAGTAGCATATCCACCTGATACACCGGCAGCAAATGCCACGGTTGTATCTCCAGATAATGTTTTAGTCTTATGAGTTAGAGTTCTAACCATCGGAGCTATTAATCTTATTGCGTTACCATATGATGATGATGGTAAGTTAGATATGACAACAGTTGGAGGTACTGCACTATTGTTAATTGTAATATCAGCTGGAACAATTTCTTCACCACCGACTGTTGAGTCGTCATCGTTAATTAGAATCCAGTTTGTGTTAGCTGACTTAGAACCAAATTGTTCACCAGTATTTGCAGCAGTATATGTAGCAACACCACCACCTGATACTGTAGCACTACCAACTAGACGATTAGTAGTATAACTAATGTCATATACAGCAGATAAGTTTTCATCTACTTGACCGTTAAGTGTTTTAATTCTTTTATATGGTAATTCATATACTAAACCATCAGGACCAATATTAAATTTAGTACCAGTAGTTGCTATCGTTGCAGCAAATGTTGTGCCTGCTGCTGTACCTTCTTTGTCATCCAATTGAGATGCAGTTGCCATACCAGTAGTATTACTAGCTACAAATTCCACATCAAATATGTGTACTCTATATCGTGAAGCAGCTGATGCACCATTTCCAGAAACACGTTCTATTGATCGAGCTCTACATGTACCAATTTCTACACTACTTGAATTCTCAATAGAGATCTTACCGTATGTAGTAATGTCAGGAGTACCAACCAATGATGTAACTTCAATATAGTTATTATGAGAGATCTCTGTAAGCTTATCTGAAACTACTTCTGAAGTTCTTGCTTTATCAAAATGTACATTAGTGTTTGCTAATGTTTCAATCTCAAATCCTCTTACATAAGCTTTAGATGGCTCAACTACAGCAGTTAGTTTTGCTTCATCAATTCCTGTGCCTGTACCTGTACCAACGCCAGTTGCTTTAAATATTTCACCTACTGCTGGAGTACTGTCAGCACCAATCAAATTAAAATTAGTAGTACCTAATGTTAAAATTTCATACGAAGTGCCTACTACAAAGTTACCTGCTGTTGTAGCTTTATTATGTTTTTTAACAAGAGCTTTAAATGGATTAACATAGTAGTTACCTGATTCATCAAATGTTCTACGTGCTAATTCTTGTCCTAGGATATTGTAATCCGCTGTCCGTGCATTCTTAGTAATAATACCAAGTTCTAATCGAGCTATAAGAACAAAGTTACCTGAGTTTGCATTTACTGCTTGAGTAGATAACGCTGCTGTAATAGAATAACGATGTGCACCTGGAGCCGAAGCATTAGGTGTGCCTGTAGCATTATCGTTTAATGTTGTATCAGTACCTGAACTAACTAATTTTTCAGTAACTAATAGACCAATATCAAATGATACATCTGATGTATACTTGGATAACACAATAGTGCTGGATTTAACCGTAACCATATGTTTCTTAATATAATATATACCATCTTCAATTGCAACAATTGAACCAAAGCCTGTAGCAGCACTTGCCGATACCGTAGCTGTCTTACTTCCAGTTGCTGATAATGAAGCACCGTTAGCGAACGCTATACCTGAAATGTATTGAACAAATAGAGTAGTAGGATCTGAACCAGTAGCTAATACCGCATGAACAACACGAGCAACATTAGTACCATCAGTATATTCAGTACCAACTATATCAACCACTAAACCAGTATTAATTGCCGATAGTTTTACAAAGTCAATTTTATTATGTAAGTGAACTGCGCCAGGAACAACAACCGAACCATCTTTAAATACATGGTCTCCCATAGAAGATAATTGATGTTGTAGTGCTGTTTGTAACTGGGTTAACTCTCTTGCTTGTACCGCTTTACCGGGTCTAAACAATACTCTTTGGTATTGTTCTTTAGGGGATAACCCTGCCGCGTTAACGGTTTCGAAATCATCCCAATATGGTTCTACGTTAAATGAAATTGCCATGCTTGTTTCCTATTTAAAATGCGATTACTAATCTTACTGTTTCTACCTGATCTGTTGCTCTGCTAGTTGCTGTCTTATTCTCTATAAACATTACATCACCTGAGTAATGATTAATTAGTGGAGCTGTAACTGCCGTAACATCTTTACCTGCACCAGATGTACCACTCTGACGAATATAATCAGAAGCAGTAAATGCAACAAAGCCAGTAGCTTCATTTTGTATATAATGTATTACACCAGAGCTGGCATTGTATTCAACAACAAAAGCCTTAGCACCTGTTATAGTACCTTCAATAACTTGGTCTGATGGGAATGTATTACCCGTTGCAACCGTTAAGCTTGCAGTTGTATTGTATGCTGTAGCACTTGCTATAGCACCAACAGTTCCCGTGCCTGTACTAGTTACCGCTATTGCTTTAAATACCGTTCCAACATAGTAGTCAGATGGAGCACCTGCAGTTGCCCAGTTTGCAGCCGAGCTGTTACCTAGTGTTAAGATCTTATAAAATTGACCAATAACCATCGAGCTAGAACCAGAGATAGCAGCTGAGTTAGCGGCTAAAGTAGTTGGATTTTTTAAGATAGCTATTTGTCTAAAATCGTTTGCATCAGGGATAGTACCTGACTCATCACCAGTGAATGCTTTATTAATTGTTACGTAGTGTGCACGAAGATCGCTAGTAGGATCTGAACCATAACCACCGACTGGACCAATGACTGGTCTCATAGTACCACCAGAACCACCCGATGTACTTAGTGTAATAACTGCGTGAGTATAACCTGAACCAGGAGCTGTTATCACGATACCTGTAATAACACCCGATGTACGAGTGCAAGTAGCAGTAGCACCTGTACCATCACCTGTAATAGTAATTGTAGGATCACCTGTATAACCTGTACCACCCGCTGTAATCTTTAAATTATAGATTGCACCATCAATAGCAGCTGATTGAACATTCCATTGAGCTGTTAAAGCTGCATCTGTTCCTGCCGCTGGAGCTGACTTAATATGTCTAACTGGGATGAAAGACGAAGTCAAGAATTTTGTTATATCGGCTGCAGGGATACTATACATATATTTCCATACGTAACCATCTGCACCTGTAACATGAACACCTGAAGTTTGTGTACCTATTACATCAGGGTTAACTGAACTTGTTCCTGCTCCTGCCTTTAAACACAAATAAATATTATTGTTTTCAGAAATAACAAAATACTTTTTGCTTTCAAGGTTACTGTCTTGGTCATCATATTCAATGTATGTTGTACCAGATACCCATAAGTTTCTTGTTGCACTGTGGATAATATCTGTTGCATCTACTTTCTTCATGGCGAACATGTTTTCCCATAAAGTTGATGATGCGTAATCGTTCTCATATGGTACTGTTGGAGAAGTGTCGTCTGCCCAAGCATTCGGCCTTCCCAGTGCCATATAGAATTGGTTAGCTGCTAGACTAGATACGAACTTATTCGTTGTGTCCAATCTAAATTTACTTGTAATTATTGCTGACATATTACTTCCTCTGTTTTAATGTTATGGAGTATATACATATAGAGATGATCTATTATTACTTGGATTAAAATCACCACCACTCACTCCGAATTGTGTTCTTATATTGTTATTTATACTATCTTGTATAGTGTAATGAGCTAAATCTGAGTTCGGACCTAAATATCTGAACTTCATATTCTCCCAATGATTATGCATACCTATCTTCTTCTTCTCTGAACTTCCATTTGGAAAGTGTGTCCAAGTTTTCTCTACATAACTTCCAACTTCATGGAATGAAACTGGACCAATCTGAAGCTGTGCTACATTTATATTTATCAGACCAGCAGCATTTAGCCAGCCAGGCTGCACTTCGTTATTCATTGAAGCTAACAGCTGAATGAATATGGATACTTCACCAAAGAATATAAATCCTGCAGGGTGAATCAATCTTGTGAATGCATTCTTCCAATCTGCAATATTCTTACCAGTCTTAAGAACATATGAAAACTTTTGGTAATAATAAGAGTCTTGTAAGAATTTTTTATCTGATAAGAAACCATTTGTTGATGTGAACAAACCCTTAGGATATGTCTTGACTACATCACCGTCTGCTAATGCAGTGGTGAATGTTAATCTATATTTTGTTGTACTTGATTCTGAATATACTTCCTCAGAGTAATGTGTGCCTGGGGTCTTATATACATCATTAACAAATATAATATCATCATCAAAAAAGGCTGAGTTAGATGCATCATTATTTCCACCAACAACCGTAGGTGTACCCGATATTGTAAATGTATTCCAAGGTGTATAGTTAGATTGATTAGCTATAACATCATCGGATTGATCTGACCAATCACCATCTGATGGTGTAAATAAATCTATATACGGAAAGTATGTTTCAACTTCATCATCATAGATCGTTCTAAAGAATGCTGTGATAGATTCAGGTGTACCTCTACTTCTATAAAATTCAATAAGATGTTTATAAAACATCCTTGGGTCTGTAGCAAAATCTCTTGGTATTGCAATACCGATTTCATTCTGAAGCTCTGTAAGTAATGATTCTTCTACTTCATCAATATCTCTTTGGATATCTATTGCGTTTAAATAAAATCCAGATTTATTTTGGCGTTCTAAATATAATGCATATACCTTAATGAACTCAATAAGATCAGGATATGAAGTAGCTACATGTTCTGGTATTAAGTCATTAACATAAGATGATATATTATATTTACCAAGGGTGGACATTAGCAGCTCTCAGTAGTTGTGTAATCAATACCAGCAGTTGTACCGCCAGTAGCCATCGTATCTATCTCACCAGTAATTGTTGCACCTGATGTATCAATAGTTAGTAATTCATTTCTCATAGGTTTAATATCATTCGATGCTGGATTAGCCTTGACATCAATTGTAGTAGATCCAGTAGGAAGTGCAGTTGGATTAAAGCCATTTAGTGTAACAGTTCCAGTAGTTTCATTAACACTACCAACATTTGTATTATATATTATTCCAGAAGTATCAACTATTTGAACAATTCTTGTCTCAGTAGATGTATCATAGTAATCTTTTAACATACATTGTACACCAGAGAATGTAAACATACTTGATGTTACATAAGAACCAAGAGTTGATGTAGTACCATCTAAGCTATCTAATTTTTGATTAAACTTAAGTGTATAAGTAGTTGCTACACCAAGTACTGGAATAATCTTCTTCGTCATTCGGATACGAGTGATGTTAGATAGTATAGCAATATTAGTATCGTCAATTTTCTTTCCAACATTTGATGATCTAAATACTCCACCAAAACTCTTTAAGGTATCAGTGTTATAGGTAATGAGTACACTCCTTACTGCTGTTGCCAAACTAGCTGCAGTTACTGAAGCAAGGTTTGGATTAAATTTAAAGAAAATCTCTAAATTAATAAATGTATACTCAGGGTCAAGAAGAACTGGAGTGATACTTACCACATTTTTAGGTTTAAGAATGTTTGTAATGATTGTTGTCTTCTGTGCTGTAGTTAATACATCAGCTGACAAAGGTTTGATACTGATATATACCTTACCATAATCAGGTACGACATGATCTTCACCACCCCATACTGATACAGCTTCGATATCAGCGAATTCGTTTTTAAGTATAGCTTTATAATCATCAGGTGTGACAGCTCTGTTTTGGGATACATGAGCAAGAGGAGCATTAAACTTAACTGCTTCTTTAGATTCTCTTGCAGCACCACCCGTAGCTTTAGTCACAAGTGTGATTGTCTCATCAGTATTACCATTAAGTGTTCCAGACATAGTAAACACTGTAGCACCATTTACATTAGCTCCAGTAGGTATATGTGAATATTCTATTAGAATAGAATTACCATTGCCTGGTCTCTTACCAATAATGTTATCACCAAATTTTATTTCATAATGGCCATCTCTTCCTTCCTCTAAGAAAAACACTTCAGATATACCAGTTAGATTTACAATATTTTTATTAAGAGTATATACTTTTGCAGCATTTGTTGAGTCTGAATCTGTAACTGTTACCTTAATTGATTTTGAATTCACATTTGTCATAGGAATTACATATGATTCAAATGCATTGTTTTGATATTTGTATGTTATACTGGTTAATACACCTTGTTCAATTGCAATATTATTAAAATTCCAACCAGTACTTGCATCAAATACAATATTTTGTGTAGTTGAATTAAACATTGGATATGTAACACCATTAATTATTGTTTGGAATGTAGTACCTCTTGGCATTGATAAAGGTAATGGGGAATTAGCAGCATCATGGTTGAACAAAGGAGTTGATGAAGCATTATAATTCATTTTAACATTTACATAAGCAACCGAAGGTGCTATAGATCTTGGAGTATATCCTAATAGTTTAGCATGTGATACAACTGAAGTACGTAGCTGGGCCGTATCAAGGAATGTTTCGTTCAACGCGAAGTTAGCATTCATAGAGTTGATGTGAGTTATATATGCTAACACATCAATAATGGTTGACATAGCTGAGCCATCATAGTTATAATCATTAAAGGTTGTATCAGTTGCCTTCATGTATGAAACTAGATTAAGTTTGATTTGGTCGAAGTCTAATTGACTTGCATTAATTCTTCTTTCAATTGCCATTATCGTATTCTCTCTATTGTTGTAGAGATATCTATTATCTCATTGGTTGATTTAACTCTGCCTGTTACTGTAATATTTACCATGTTTTCATCAGGCTTAGCATTAATATTAGTATTAAGTACGTCTATTCTTGGTTCGTAATTCTTTAAAGCAACATTAATGGATGTTCCCATATTTGATGCTGTTAGTTGATCCATGTTCTCAAATAAATATGCTCTTAAGTTTGCACCAAAGTTAAAATCAAATGGACGTTCACCATGATTGGTGCGTAGAATGTTAAGACAGCTTTGTATTACAGCTGCATTGTTCTTCTTTATTCCAATGTCATTTGTATTAGGATTTTGCTTAAAAGTAAAATCTAAATCTTTGTATGTTTCTTGTATTGCGATCTCTGCCATATAATCTATTTATACCTAAGGGTTAGCTGGTCCGCCAGTATTTGGCCCAGAATTATCACCACCATCACCAGCATGTTGATGAGTGTCTAATATTAGAGTTTCACTTGTAGTAGTTGTACCAAATACTTTGAGCTTACCTTTGATCTCAACATCGGTACTATCTAATGTGATTTTACTAGCAGCATTATCAAAGTCAATACTGAGTAATGTTACATTGTCTTCATCAACTCCACGTAATGATGTTGCTCCTTGAACACTTG